CTTCGCGAGCGGCGTTCTTGCGCCGCACCAGGGCGCGGATCTCAGCCTCCAGCTCAGGATCTTCGTAGGTCTCGCTCATGCCCATGCTCCCCTTTGGCGAGTGGCTGCCGGATGGGCCGCCGTTTGGCAACCCCGGCACCGTGCTCGCCACTAATGTCCTGCCGCGAACCCAGGCCGCCTATGGCCCGATGCTTGGCCCGGTGCCGTACAGCGATGCGCTGCCGTCCCAGGTCTGCGGATCATATGGCTATCGCGAGGCGAACGGCACGGTCTTTAACTTTGCCGCGACAACATCGCACCTCTATTTGCAACAGACCGGGCAGACCAGCTTTAGCGATGTCTCGGGGCTGAGTGCGCCCTTTAACACCGGGACGCCGCCGGATGGGTTCTGGTCGATGACATCGTTTGGCTCGCGGGTCATCGCGACCAACTATGACGACGATATCCAGACCTTTAATTGCGATAGCGATACGGTCTTTAGCAACCTGTCGAGCGCCGCGCCCAGGGCGAAGTTTTGCGCCGTCATCAAAGATTTTTTGATGCTCGGCAACACGGTCGACAGCCTCGATGGCGTGCGCCAGTTTCGCGTGAGCTGGCCGGCCATCGGCGACCCGACAAACTGGCCGCCTTGGGGCAGCAACACCGCGATCGAGCTGCAGAGCGACTACCAGGATCTGGTGCAGACCGACCTGGGCGCGATCACCGGCCTTGTCGGTGGGCATCTCTCCGCGGCGGACGGCGCGGCGTGGTGCGAGCGTGGCATCTACCGAATTATGTACGCCGGCAGCCCGGCGATATTTTCATTCTCGGTCGCCGAGGGCGCGGCCGGAACAGACAGCTCGCTCTCCATCGTTCAGCGCCGGCTGGTCGATGGCAGCGGTGTCGCCCGGTCGGTTGTCTACTATCTCGGCAGCGACGGGTTCTACGCGTTTGATGGCACCAGCAGCACGTCGATTGGCGGCCAGAAGGTCGACCGCTTCTTTTTTGGCGACCTCGACCCGAACCGTATTCGCAATGTCCAGGGCACCTACGACCCGCGCCGCAAGCTGGTGTTCTGGTTCTATCACGGCATCGGCAATAACGGTCTCTACAACCGCGCGATTGTCTACAATTGGGAATTGGCGCGGTGGTCGCTGCTCGACCTGACGCCGATCCCGGTCGAGTGGGTCGAGAGCACGACCTATTCGACCAATGGCTACAACCTCGATCAGATGGACAGTTTTGGCGACCTGGAGCAGATCAACTATAGCTTTGACAGCCTCGTATGGACGCAAGGCAACCCAATGGTCGCGTGGTTTGACGGCAACCATGTGCAGAACTACACGACCGGGCCGAGCCTGCCGGTGACGATTGAGACCGGCGAGAAGCAGCTCTTCCCCGACCGTCGCACGCGCATCATCAAGGCCCGGCCGCTGCACGATGCTCAGGTGCCCGCCCAGATCTCGGTTGGGGTTCGCGAGATGACACGCCATGGCGTCGTCTACCGCCCGGCTGTCGTGGAGAACATCCTGGGCGAGTGTCCGCAGCGCACCACGGGACGCTATACGCGGTATCAGGTGATGCTGCCGGCCGGCGCGGGCTTTCAGTTCCTCCAGGGCGTCGATGTTACGGCGGTGCCCGAGGGCACGCGGTCGCAGGGCTTTTAATGGCGCAGGCGGGCCTTAAACGACCGCCTGCTATCTCGCCCGTTCCCTCCGATACCGGCAACGCGCGCCAGACCAATGTCCGGTTTGCCGACGCGATCAACCAAGCGCTGCGCGGCACGCTCGCCGCGACAATGGGTGTAACGCTCGCGGCCAATGCCACGACCTCGACCTTTAGCGATAGCCGCATTGGCCCGTATACCTCGGTCGGCCTGACGCCGATGTCGGCGCATGCGGTCGATGTCCTGCCCAGCGTCTGGACCGAGCCAACCCAAGGCGCGGTAACGATCCACCATGCCAACACGCCGTACACCGACCTCCAATTTGTCGCTTGCCTCATCGGCTGACGGCATCGTTGTCGCCTTGCCACTGCTCGATGAGATCGCCCGCTGCTGGCCGATCATCGAGCCGATCCTCAAGCGCGTAACCCGCCGGGTCAGGGGCTACGAGCCGATCGACGTCCTGCAGCTCGTCATGCTCGGCCGGATGAACCTCTTTGTCGTCCGCGACGCCGGCCAAATCGTCGCCGTCGCCGTGACTGAGCTGCGCAGTTTCCCGCGCTGTCGCGTGCTGGAGGTGCCGTTTATCGCCGGCACCGGGTTGCGGCGCTGGTCGCGGCAGCTTCTCGATGCGCTCGACGCTCAGGCCGAGGCCCTCGGCTGCGTCGACATCTGCGGCTGGGATCGCAAGGGCTGGTCGCATTTCGGTTTTAAGGTTGTCGGCGTGGCGCTGTTGCGCCGCATCAAGGAATAGGCCATGGGCAGCAAGTCGACCCCGAGCACGACCACGACGGTCAACCAGAACCCGGTCGGGCAGGCCCAGGCCGGCTATCTGCAAAATGCCTACAACACCGCGACCTCGCTGGCGGGCATTGGCAACGGCTCAAATCAGGTATTTGGCCAGGACTACCTAAACCAGCTAAACGCCATGGCCCAGGCGAACGCGAACGCGAGCGGCATGGCCGGCCAGACGCTGCTGCCGCAGGCCAACAATGTCCTCGGCCAATTTCTCGGCGGCAATTTTAATCAGGGCGGCTATGCCGGTGGCCCGCAGATTGGCGCGATGGGCAACATCGCCGGCCAGCTTCAGGGCCAGAGCCAAGACCCACGGAACACCGGCATCTATTTTGCCAATCAGATCGGCGGCGCGGCGGCCAACGCGCCCGGCATGATCGCGCCCTATCAGAGCGCGCTTGGCGGTCTCGCCGGCCAGTTTGGCAATCTCGCCCAGGCCGGTTATGGCGCGCAGCAGGGGCTGCAGAATATCGGCGCGCAGGCGATGGGCACGGGCCAGGGCTACGGTCAGGCGCTCCAAAGCATTGGCGGTGGTGCGATGACTGGCGGCAATCAGGCGCTCGGTGCGCTTGGCGGGCTGTCGGGCGCGGCGCAGAACATCGCCAACCCGGCGCAGAACCAGCTCTATGCCAATAGCGGCATGGCAATCAGTGGCAACCCTATCTACAACTCGCTGATGGGGATGGCCGGCGGCCAGTACATCAACCCCAGTACCAACCCGGCGATGGCCGGCATGCTGCAGACCGCGACCCAGCCGCTGGTCAACCAGTACCAAACCGCCATCGCGCCGCAGCTCGCCAGCAATTTCGAGAACGCCGGGCGCTATGGCTCGGGCGCGCAGACCAACGCGCAGGGGCAGGCGCAATACGGTCTCGGGCAGGCGCTACAGGGCGCCACCTCGGGCATCGTCAACAATGCCTACAACCAAGGCCTGCAGGCCACGCTCGGGGCCGGGCAGGCGCTCGGCTCGGCCTACAACCAAGGCTTGGCGAACAGCAATGCGGCGGCGCAGGCCGCCGGGCAGCTCGGACAGAGCGGCGTGCAGCTCGCCGGCAATCTGCTCAACCAGGGCTATGGCCTGCAGCAGCAGGGCTACCAGACCGGGGCCAATGCTTTTAATGCCGGGGCCGGCGCGGCCAATGCCGGCTTTAACACCGGAGCGCAGGCCTATAGCGGCGGCGCTGGCGCGCTCCAGGGTCTCGCCGGGACCGGCCTCCAGGGCGCATCGACCAACTACCAGAACGCCGGCCAGCTCGGCCTTTCCGGTCTCAACAGCATGATGCAGGGCTTCCAGAACGCCGGCAATGTCGCCAACCAGGGCTACGCGACGAGCGGCAACATGCTCGGCCAAGCCGGCAACATCCAGGGCCAAGCCGGGCAGGTCGCCAATACCGGCCAGCTCGGCCTGGGCGGCGTCGCCCAGATGACGCCCGACATGGCGAACTATCCGCTATCGCAGCTCAGCACCGCCTTTAATACGGCATGGGCACCGGTGCAGAACGCCGCCGCGATCTTTGGCTCGCCGATTGGCGGCAACACCACGAGCCAGCAGACGACACCGTACTATACCAACACCGGCCAGCAGGTGATGAGCGGTCTTGGCAGCCTCGCCTCGATGGCCGCGCTCTTTAAGATCTAGGAGGA